CTACAAAAAGCCAACAGGCGACAAAAGTTATATAGTTGGTTTAGATCCTAGTATGGGAACTGGTGGCGATTATGCAGCTATACAAGTTATAGAAATACCTTCATATGAGCAAGTTGCAGAATGGCAACATAATACTACTGCTATCCCTGGTCAAATCAGAGTATTAAGAGATATTTGCAGTTACATAAAAGAATGTTGTAATACAGATGGTGAAAACATTTACTGGAGTGTAGAAAACAACGGCATTGGCGAAGCAGCATTGCTTGTTATACAAGATTTTGGCGAAGAAAATATTCCAGGTTTGTTTATCAGTGAACCAATACGCAAAGGGCATGTGCGAAAGTTTAGAAAAGGGTTTAATACAACACATAGCAGTAAAGTTACTAGTTGTGCTAGACTAAAAACTATGATTGAAAATGATAAACTTTTTATTAGGAGTAAACCATTAGTAAGTGAATTAAAAGCATTTGTTGCCACAGGATCAAGTTATCAAGCAAAGCCTGGACATAACGACGATTTAGTAAGTAGTCTTATATTAACTTTAAGAATGATGACGGTTATGAAAGATTGGGATACTAATGTTTACAATACATTTAGCCAAATTGATCCAGAAGACGATTACGAAATGCCCATGCCTATATTCGTAAGTAGCAATTATTGATAAATAATATTAATATGAAGAATTTAGAAATTATAGCATCTGATTTATTTATTCAACTTAGAAGTCGTTTCACCGAGATAACTATCGGTGACGAAAACGGCGAAGTAATCAATGAACCTAAGCAGGCTCGTTATTTTGATTTTACATATAGCGAAAACGACGAAAACGTTGGCAAAGTAAGTGTTAGCCTTGATGAAGAAGATGGAATTGTTGTAATGTACAGCAAAGGCTTTGCAGAAGGTGCTGAAGAATCTATAAAAGATAATTGGTATAATTTTTTACGTGATATTAGACAATTTTCTAAGAAAAGGCTTTTAAATTTTGAAGTAAGAGATATTAATAAAAACAATTTACAACGTAGAGATTATGAATATCTTGCCAAAAATCGTAGCGGAGAAAAAACAATGGCAGAATCAAAAATGTACGGAACTAATAAAACTAGTTTCCAAAAGATTGGAAATGCAAAACTTTCAATTAAACATACAGGTACTTTAGACGAAGATGAAAACAGAACTAAAAAAATTGGTGCTATTTACATTGAAAATTCTGAAGGCGAAAAATTTAAATATCCTTACAAACATTTAGGTGGTGCTAGAGCAATGGCAATACACGTAAGTGAAGGTGGAAATCCTTTCGACGACTTTGGTAAACACATTACAGGTTTAAGTGAAGAACTTTCAAGTCTCCGCAAGTTCAAAACTTATATGAATCGTAGCAGTGTTATGGCAGAAAGTTTAGCAGGTCATATGGATATTGTAAACGAACGTGTAACTGAAATTAAAAAACGTATTTTAAATTTACAAAAAGAATCATTTTACAAAGACACATTTGAAAACTTTGTAGCAGAAGATAAAGTTGATGTTCCAGATGATATTGCAGAAAATTGGATCGATCAATTAACCGTAAAACAATTCAATGAAGAATTACAAGATGTATTTCCTTACATCTATAAGTTAATAGGCGAAAATACAAAAGCAAAAGAACTTACAGCAGATGATTTATTAGGTGAAACACAAAAATTAGACGAAGCACTTCCTCTAGTTTTAGCACTAGTAGGTTTAGCAGCAGCAGGCGGTTATGCTGCATACAAATCTCTTGGAGCAAAAAATACTCCATTAGGTAAAGCATTACAAAAGGCAGCTGAAGGCGGCGATAAAGAAGCACAACGTCATTTAGACAATCTAGGCGCTTATATAGATGGCAATGACACATCAACATTAAAAATGTTAAGATTCAAATACATGACAGAGCCAGCAGCAATGGAAAGTGTTATAGATAAATTAATGGGTCAGTTTGCAGCTCAAATTAATGAAGATGAAGAAACCGACGAAGGCAATGCATACGCAAAAGCAGTACGCATGGCAAAGATGAACGGCAAGGAAAAAGGCGATGAAATTGACGGACCAGATGGCGACAAAATTACACTAGAAAAAGATAAAAAAATTCCATTAGGCGAATTTATTCTAAGTTATTTTGACAGAGAAAATGGTCAATTTCCAAAAGGCCCAACAGCCGTGCTTACTATGGTAGAAAAAGAATACGGAGAACGTTTTGTAAGGCCAGCACAAGAGTTCATAGAACGCATCGACGCAAAGGTCGCAGAAGTAATGGGATATAAGGATACAGATATGGAAGAAAGTAAAATAGGAAGAGCTATTGATACTGCAAGAGATTATTGGGGATCAGTAAGAGGAAAAAATCCAGATCATAGAAAACCAGGCTCAGGTGCAGCACACGGCTATATGTCATACATATATGATTTTGATGATGCAACAGCAGTAATAAATGCATTAGAAACAAATATGATGAAAGCTGCACGAGGTAGTGATAATGATAAAACATCATTTATGAGAGATTATATAACCAATACTTGGAACTTAGGCGAATACTTGAGAGCTGCAACAAATGATTTTACTGATCCACGTACACCTGCAAACTTAAAAGCTGAACTAGATAAAATGTTTAAGATTAGAGGCAGATACAAAGGTGCTACTGAAGGCGGTAAGACAATCGCAGATGCAACACCAGATGAAGCAGCTAAACCATTAGCACGTATCGAAATGTTAATTGATATGATGAAAGATGCTGGTGGTAAATCTGGTCACGTTGGTACAATGACAGATGATATAGATACAACTGGCATTGATCGTATTAAAAATCTAGCAGGTATGTAAAATGCGTTTTGCTGAAATACAAGAAAATCAGCAGTTAAACGAATTCTTTCCTGCTTTGATACCAGCATTGGGTATGTTGATTAAAGGTGGGTTAGCTGCTTGGACAGCATACGAAATATATCAAATATACAAAGAACTTAGAAGTGTGTATAAAGCCTATAAAGATGGTTGGATAGAAATAGATGAGCTTATGCAAAGATTTGGTGAAAAAGCAGTTAGAGCAGTAGCAGAATTTATTGCAATACTAGTAGGCATGAAAGTTGTTATATCTGGAAGCAAAATTGCTTTTAAAGGTGTTAAAAAAGCATTTCCAAATTTATCGTTTAGACAATTTAAAAAAGCGTGGAATGACTACAAGGCAACAGCGTAAGTATCTGAAAAATAAATAAAAAACTTGTTGACAAGATAAATAATATTGTGTAGTATTATAAACATGTGCTACACATTAAAGGCACATAGAACATAGGCAATATAAGGAGGCATAACTATGGCATCATTAGCAGAAATTAGAGCAAAGCTCAAAGAACAAGAAAATCGTACAAGCGGCAATACTAGCGGCGGTGGCGATAACGCAATTTACCCATTTTGGAATATGAAAGAAGGCGAGCAAGCAACGCTACGCTTTTTGCCTGATGGCGACGATTCAAACACTTTCTTTTGGAAAGAACGTTTGATGATCAAACTTCCATTTGCTGGTGTAAAAGGCGAAACTGATTCACGTCCAGTACAAGTACAAGTTCCATGTATGGAAATGTATGGTGAATCGTGTCCAATCCTACAAGAGGTACGTGGTTGGTTTAAAGATCCAAGTCTAGAAGATATGGGTCGTAAGTATTGGAAGAAACGTTCTTATATCTTCCAAGGCTTTGTTGTAGATGATCCATTAAAAGAAGATGCGCAGCCAGAGAATCCAATTCGTCGATTTATTATTGGTCCGCAAATCTTCCAACTTATCAAAGCAGCACTTATGGACCCAGATATGGAAGAACTACCAACAGATTATACTGCTGGTGTAGACTTCCGTTTGTCAAAAGGTACAAAAGGTGGTTATGCAGACTACGGCGCAAGTAATTGGGCACGTAGAGAACGTCCACTAAGTGATAGCGAAATGAGTGCTATTAATACAAACGGGTTGTTTAACTTAACTGATTTCCTTCCTAAAAAGCCAGATGAAACTGCACTTAAAGTTCTTACAGAAATGTTTGAAGCAAGTGTAGACGGCGAAGCATATGATCCAGATCGTTGGAGTAATTATTTCCGTCCAGCGGGTATGGCAGCACGTACTGGTGATCCAGTAGCAGCACCAGCACCAACACCTGCTCCACAACCAGCAGCACCAGTACAAGAGACTGTAACTGACACTGGTTGGCAAGATCCAGCACCAGCAGCAACACCAGAGCCAGCATCTGCTCCAGAAGCAGAGCCAGCAGGTGACGCAGGTGGCGCACAAGATATTCTTGCAATGATCAGAGCACGTCAAAATCAATAATAAGAAAGGGCTTCGGCCCTTTCCTTTGCTTTTTAGAATAGGAGATATGTATGGCTACTAAAGCATTCGATCCTTCAAAGTTTCGAAACTCATTAACAAAATCTATTAAAGGTATGAGTGCAGGCTTTAATGATCCACAAGATTGGATCAGTACAGGCAACTATGCACTTAACTATTTACTCAGCGGTGATTTCCGCAAAGGTATTCCACTAGGCAAAGTAAGCGTGTTTGCAGGCGAATCAGGTGCAGGCAAGTCTTACATTGTGTCTGGTAATATTGTAAAGTCAGCACAAGAACAAGGTATTTTTGTTGTACTAATTGACAGTGAAAATGCACTAGATCAAACATGGCTAGAAGCATTAGGCGTTGACTGTGATGACAGTAAACTACTAAAACTTAATATGGCAATGATTGATGACGTTGCTAAAACTATTTCAACATTTATGGATGACTACAAATCAATGAACGAAGAAGATCGTCCTAAAGTATTGTTTGTAGTTGATAGTTTAGGCATGCTTATGTCACCAACTGAAGTTAATCAATTTGAAGCAGGTGATATGAAAGGTGATATGGGTCGTAAGGCTAAAGCACTGAAAGCATTGGTTACTAACTGTGTGAATATGTTTGGTTCATATAACGTAGGCATGTGTGTCACTAACCACACATACGCAAGCCAAGATATGTTTGATCCAGATGATAAGATCTCAGGTGGTAGTGGTTTTGTATATGCTAGTTCTATGGTTGTAGCAATGAAAAAACTAAAACTAAAAGAGGATGCAGATGGTAACAAAACTTCACAAGTACACGGTATTCGTGCAGCGTGTAAAGTTATGAAAACACGTTACGCTAAACCGTTTGAAGCAGTACAAGTGAAAATTCCATACGAAACAGGTATGGATCCATATTCAGGTATGTTTGATTTGCTAGAAGCAAAAGGCTTACTTGAAAAACAAGGTAATCGCTACAAGTATATTAATAGTAACGGCGAAGAAACATTAGAATATCGTAAGAATTGGACAGGTGAACTACTCGAAATGGTCATGACCGATTTACCAGCAAAAGAAGAACAATTGGTAAATATCGCTAACGCAGACGAAGAAGCTGTGATTGATCATAACGAGGAGTTAGCTGCCAATGAATGATGAACAAATTGCCGATGTTTGGAATGTCTTTAAAAATTATCTTGATAAAAAACACATAGAAACAGCAGCAGAGCGGTTTGTTGATCTGCTTGCTGACTATGGCATCGACGATATTACTTTTAAAGAACTGTTAGGTACAGATAAAGACTTAGACAACGCAATACAATATTATCTAGAAGACGATGACGAAATTGATTATGACGACGAATGGGATGAATAATGGGATGGTACAGTAAAGTATCACGTGACATATCGCAAATACCAGCAGCGATACAGTATTTTGAAACTGAGTTAGTACAAGCAAAATCTGAATGCAAACTACACGGCAATGTAGAAAAAGCTGCATCGCAAATGCCAGGTATTGTTGAACATCGTTTTAATCAGCTTCAAGAAATCGAAGCTATACTTGAATATTTAAATATCGAGCTACGTAGATTACGTAGCTCATTTTTTCGTAAGTATCTTGAAAATTATCAACGTGCATTAAGCAGTAGAGATGTAGAAAAATATGTTGACGGTGAAGCCGATGTAGTTGATTACGAAAAGATCATAAATGAATTTGCATTGATGCGTAACAAATGGCTAGGCGTACTTAAAGGACTTGATCAAAAACAATGGCAAATTACTAATGTTGTAAAATTAAGAGTTGCAGGTATGGAGGATGCAACATTATGATAGAATTAACCGAACAACGAGGAAAATATGTATGGCCAATTACAGATACTCGTTGTTACAAATATATGATGACTCATTACGATTTACCTGAAAAAATATGTAAATTTGTAAAAGACAAAAAAGTTTGTATTCAAGCAGGCGGAAATATGGGTGTGTATACAAAAATGTATGCAGCTAAATTCCAACATGTTTATACTTTTGAACCAGAACCTTTAAACTTTTTTTGTTTAAATCAAAATGTTACAGAAACAAATGTCTACAAATATCAAAGTTGCATAGGAAAAGAACGTAAACTTGTTAACTTAAAAATTAAAGAAGCTAATCGTGGAAAAAATCATGTTAACAAAACTGGACATATTCCTACTTTACAAATTGACGATTTAGGTTTAGATGTATGTAGTTTGATACATTTAGATATAGAAGGGTTTGAATTGTTTGCACTACAGGGTGCTTTGCAAACAATTAGAAAATGTAAACCTGTTATAGTTGTTGAATATTTTGAACAAAATGCAGCAAGATATGATTGGACATTAGAACAACTTGAATCTTTTCTGAAGCAACATGGATATAAATTAAAGCATAACATAGAAGAAGAAAGAATATATACTGTAGAATGAAAAAAAGCAGTAGAATAAAAGCACACATAATTAGATTAGAAAACAATGATCATAGTCGTAACATGGCCTATGAATGTAAAATTGCAGCTGAAAAACACGGAATAGAAGCTCATTACTTCAAGGCAGTTGATGGCAAAAATGCAGAGCAGGAATACTTGCGTTCCGGAATACCTAAACCTCCGAAGGCTTTAAAAAAAGGCAGAGCAGGTGTGTTAGGTTGTTTTTTTAGTCATTATTATCTTTGGGATAAATGTGCTAAATTAAATCAACCAATAATTATACTTGAACACGATGGTTATTTTATACGTCCTTTACCTGATGATATATTAAATCAATTTGACGATGTGTTAAAATTAGATAGGTTTGATCCTTACAGTAAAGAATACAACGAAACTGTAAATGGTTCTTTAGACAGAAAATTGCGTGTAATGGATTATAAAAATCCTGCACCAAAAAATGTTTTAAAAATTGGCACAGGTGATCAATATTTTAAAGGTGCATACAGTTATATAATCAAACCACATGCTGCAAAAAGGTTAATACACTGGATTAAAATGAACAGACATGGTAAAGGACATAGACCAGCAGATCAGCAAATAGGCAGTGGTATTAACCGTTTACAGACAACAGAATGCACTGTTGCGAGATTACATCCATTTTATTCATTAGGTGATAATATCAAAACAGAAAGTTTGACAAGAAACTACCATTGATATTTAAAAGTTTCAAAATCTCTTTCAAACATATGATTGATACGTTTTCTTAATTTACTCGATATTACATCTTTATAATTTTTAATTTTATGATTATCTGATTTGTTATATTTTGTCTTAGGCATAGTAACACCACTGAACAAAGGCATAGTATCAATATTTTTAATGTTTTCAAATTTTATTATTTGTACACTATCGTCTATCCATTCAACTTGATTGTTGTAACAACCAAACCATGTTCCTTCCCAGTTATTAGATGCATATCCGTCAAACCAATATTCTATTCCTCGTTGACTAGCAGCAATTTCTTCTTCACTGCCTATTTTTCCGGTTTCAATTTTTCTTTTTCTAAAATTATAATAGCTACAAACTCTATCATATGGATTACGCACTATTGTAAAAACATTATAGTCACTTGTATCTACTAATTGTTTTGCATGATTAATTGTGCTATGATAATTGTCTGTGGTTGTATCATTATTAACAATTTGTTCTGTTTTATATTTTGTTGATAGTGCTGTAATAATACTTCTGCCTGCTGTTTTAGGAATATGTATAAAAATGTAAGGTTTAGGATCTTTGTAAACAAAATAACTCATGAAAGTATTTATTAATTAAACACGTATATAAATATCAGTATGAAAACTGTTTTAGTTACCGGCGGATTTGATCCATTACATTCAGGGCACATAGAGTACTTTAAGGCTGCAAAACAATTAGGTAATAAACTAGTTGTTGGAGTAAACAGCGACGAATGGCTAACTCGTAAAAAAGGCAGGCCATTTATGCCCTTTGAAGAACGTGCTGCAATTATAAAAGAAATAAGTTGTGTAGATAAAGTTATTGCATTTAATGACAGTAATGATAGTGCCGACTTTGCAATAGGCTTGATTTTACAAACTACAAGCGGAAAAATTGTTGTAGCTAATGGTGGAGATAGGATAGATGGAAATGTTAAAGAACAATTGACATACGGAGATCATCCAGATGTAGAATTTGTATTTGGTGTAGGTGGCG